GAAGGCCTCTAAGAAGGCCACTAAGACAGTTGTCGAGACTGCCCCTGTTGTCGTAGATGTTCCCCCAACTCCCGCCCCCATTGCCAATGAGGTCGTTGCCACCGAGACCGATGCTTCCACTCTATCTCAGAAGATCAACGAGTTTGGCGCTAAGCTCCAGCAACTAAGCAGCGTTTTTGCAACTGTCAAGGTTGATTTCAAGACTCTTGAGAAGACCATTACACGTGAGCTTAAGGCCGCACAGAAGTCCTCTAGCAAGAAGGCTCGTCGTGCTGGAAACAGATCCCCTTCTGGATTTGTTAAGCCCACTCTTATCAGTGACGAGCTTGCCACTTTCCTCGGAAAGGAGTCAGGTACCGAGATGGCACGCACAGCTGTTAGCAAGGAGATCAACAACTACATCCGCGCCAACCAGCTCCAGGACAAGGAGAACGGTCGCAAGATCCACCCCGATGCCAAGCTTACTGCCCTCCTCAAGATCCAGTCATCCGATGAGCTCACCTACTTCAACCTCCAGAAGTTCATGAAGCACCACTTCATCAAGACTGAGGCTCCTGCTTCTGCAACTGCTTAAGGTCTATCTGTCTTTTTGTATCCATACACATATTTAGTTTGCGGATACAAAAACTGTGGAAAGCCTCGTAAAAAAGATAAAAGGATAAAAGGATAAAATCCATAAAAAGTGAAAAAACTAAATGCCCATAAAAATATATATTTACCCCCCCTCAGCTCACCATAAATATTATGTAAAATAATGTTTTACATAATGTATTCGCCTGGCTATATGAAAATAAACCCATCTCTTGACATAAATTGTTTCAAACAATTCATATCGAAAGATTTATTTATAAATCCCTTTGAAATAATAGTATCATTTACGCTAAACATATCTCTTTGAATTTTTGCATCATTCATATTTAAAAGGGAATAAAGTGAATCGGGATGATGTTGCAAATATTGTTCATAAATATCATGAATCGTAAAATGCGAATCATTACAATCTGTTCCAGCCAAAATTACCATTTCTCTAAATATAGTTAAATTCATTTGTAAATCGGTCAAGATAGATTCCATATCATAAAGCAAAACCGTGTTTTGAGTTAAACTCAAGTGTCGCAAAATACGATTACAACCATAAGGCAACATATCCATATCTTCACTTAAACATGCCCATGCTTTACCAGAAATGACTAATTCAGCACAAATATGATCGGCTTCTCCGGGAGCTTCTAAATAATTAACGCCATAATATTGCATTAATTGTTTGACATTTTTAACATCACTCGATTTTATTTTAATGAATTGTTTTTTCAACGATTCCATCTCAATCTGTATTTCTTGTACATTAGGACCACCCTTTTCAACCTCCTTTTGTAATTCATCGTATTTCTGTTTTGACAATTCTTTTTGTCGCGTTCTTTCCGTTAGAGTGGCGTTTTTTTCAGGAGGTGATTTTCCGTCAAATACAAATACAGGAATCATATTATACTTTCGAAAAACAGAAATCATCAAATAAAATTGTTCTAATAGTGCATTTAGTCCTATAAATTTATACATATATATACTTGTATCTACAGCAATCACTTTGTTTTCAAGAACCTTGAGATTTTGTTTTGAGATTGATTGTGGTGATTTGCACCTCTGTAAAAGAAATCTATTTAAATAACGAACACCCATCCTTCTTGGTTTTATTTTTATATTGTTTAACGGCTACGTGTAATATCCTTTTCAAAATCAATTTTCTCTGTTACACAACTTGCGTATTGTGGAGGGTGCGAATGCATTTTAGATAACGATATAGGTTGATTCGTCAATAGAGGTATAGTGTCTTGCATAAATCGCCATATACTTATTATCATACGTTGTGAGGAAAACCGAAAGGGATTTTGCATATCGTATATGATATAGGGGTAAAATATTACATGTCAAACAAACTCATTCGCAAAGTTTTCGCAACATTTTGCGGAATCTTCTGTTTTTCTTCATCGGAAAAAATAGTTTCAGCGCGATGGATTGATTCCAAGAATTCCGGTGTATTGTACAACCGTTTTATTAAATGACAAAAGGCAAAAATATTTTGGTCCGTTTTATTAAATTGCAGAACATTTTCAGTATTGTGTTTTAAACACCATTGAATAAATCCCTCGGCCTGGAACATTAAAATGGCTTTTACCACATAATAGGCAAAAATATGTGTATTTTCAGTATAAGGTTTTATTTTAGAAGGGTATAAGTCTATTATTTCGGCATAGGTTAATTTATAATGATGCAAAATCTTGGCGCATTGGAACAAAGAATGGTGCGCTTCATAATAAACCATCCGTTCCATTTTTTGAAAAACGGTATCAAAATGTGGGGGTTTATTCTCATATTGTGTCGTAAAATGGGCAATAAACAAAACATTGATTAATTCCGCCCAAGTCTCATTATAACTCTCATATATTCGTAATTCTTTGACGTTTTTCAAATGGGGAAAAATATGACAAAGTTCTTGGTCACCTCGTTTATGAATATGTGGCATCATATCTGAAAAATCGAGACCCATTGTATGAAAGGTTTCATGTATGAATACCTTGAACCATTCTTCTTTTCTAAAAATGACAATATCGGCTGAAGGAATACAAGAACTTGTAAATGCTGTATTTGAATGTATCCAATCCAGAGAATGTCCGCGCGTATCTGGTAATAATTTCAAAAAATCCGTAAAATATAAATATATTTTTACATTTTGCCCACAATGACTGTATGCGATCGAGTCGATGACTGAAAGCCAAAGATATATTTTATGCAGGGCATTTTCGAAAAAGTGGCCAATTTTATCTTTGGTCATGGCCGATGTTCTGGGTAAAACCATAATGATTGAATAATGACGCCCATTTGCATTAAAATTATAATTACTTTCCCAGAAATGCGTATTCGTCGAGTCCAAGAAGTCGCGAATTTCAAGGGGAATATATCGATGACCTATCGTTTTGCTAATCGTTTTACCCGTTTTGGTAATTAGACCTGATTTAGATTTTACAGAACGATAACCTTCTCGAATCCATTCCGTTTCTGCCTGTTTTATTTTTTCATATAAGGTTTTGAACATTTTCTTGGATTCGTCGGAAAAAAGGATAGGGGTTTTTTTGGAACCCGCCTGTTTTCGTATAAAATGCAATAATGGATCGAACAACTGTGACATTTTTTGTTTTTATTTATGTGTAAAATTTCGCTATTTAATGTATAGTTACATAATAATGGGAATCTTTACGCTATTAAAATGGCTGTTTTTCATAAATATCCCATTTGGGCCAAAATTATCTGAAAAAATGGAAATACGAACCCATGTGAAATATACTCTTCCAGAAGAACAACAAACAATAGTAAATAAAGTACGCGGGTTTTATGGCTTGATTGGGTCAAATGTAGCAAATATGTCGTCTATCAAATCTTTGATGGAATTGTTCATGGAAGATGGAAAAATCCAGGGCGTTTTCTTGGACAATGGGAATATAACTTTTGTAACACACATGGTTCGAACTGATAAATTTATTTACGAACAACAGAATGGAAAAATACCTGTTAAAAATGTCTTTGTTCAAATGATGTTTTATTTATTACACCGGCTAAAATTATTACCGAATTTGATCGGGATGGCGAATACCTCTATACTAAAAGTGAAAAACAATTATTTTGCACTTTTCGAAAGGGATGTTCCCTATAAGTTAAACATCGATTTCGATAAAAAAATGGTCGAAACGGAGGGTAGGGTAAATCTTGGTCCCATCCAGCATTTTTCTGCGCATTCCAAAGTATTCACGAATGATTGTCTAGACCAAAATCGTGGTCAAATAGAAACGATTGAATATTTGATCGATAAAAAACGCGTGGTTTATTATCAAATGACGTCGGATTTTGATATTACGTATCAAAAACGGTTTGACATGAAATATATCCCCATTACTCATGATTTTTATTCGAATCAAGATCGTTTGGTCATTATTGATTCGCCACTGATTTATGAAACAAAAATAGATTTTATTAGACATTTTCCATTATTATTTGATAAAACGAAAGATACGATTATTTATATTTTTGATAAACAAAGGGGCGGTATTCAAAAATATGTGGCGACAGGTAAGGCATTTTACGTATTTCATTATGGAGACTACAAAGAAACGGATGATCGGATTGAAATTTATGCATCTATTTATCGCGATATTGATTTTATGAAATACGATATTTATGGAAAATATAGCAAAATAGTTATTGACAAGGTATCGGGTTCGGTTGATATTATCGAGGGCGATGAAGCGGATAAATACAATTTGGATTTTCCAATGAGATATAGTCATTTTAGTAGGACTGCGAAAAATGTGAATCGCCAATCCAAGCTCGCATTTACAAATACGGATATGCAAAAAAAAGAGATAACCGGAATTATTATTTACGACGATTTGAAATTGGAAAAAAAAATGATATATACAGATCGTACCATTTGTGGCGAACCATCGATTGTATATATTGACGAAATACCGTATTTATTATCTTTTGCGAATACTAACCAAACGTCACTATTTATGATATTGAATCTGAAAACATATGAAACCATAGAAATACCCATATCTGACAAAGTTAGAACGGGATTTCATTCCACGTTTATTACAGATCCGCGATCATGATCAGTCTCTCATATATTCTTGATAATTCGTTCGACAGCAAGGACATTTGAATGATTGATCGAACCATTTTTTGATACAATCTTTATGAAATTGATGATGACAGAGGAGTTGAGTAATTTGTGTTTCAGAATCAAACTCGGAAACACAAATTGGGCATTTATCGTCACTGCTACTCGCGGTAATTGTTTTAGTAAAACTGTCTAGTTTTGTCTGGTATTGACACTTTTTACAGAAATATATCATGTAATGTGGATGAAATTCGTGACATTCGGTCGATTTACATTTTTCGATCCATATATAACGCAAAACTGCCAATTGGTTTTTCGATAAATCCGATCTACCCGCCAAATATCGATTGGGATTTTTACGTAATCGATTTTTGAATGTGGCTGCCTCGCTTGCTTTCACATTGTGTTCCAGTATCCTTGGTGTGAGCCGATCATTATTAAACATTGTCAAAAGATCATTGAATGATCTCTTGATTTTGGGGAGACGAACAAGTGACATTGCATATATTGATATTGTTTTCTTTGGTTTGGTTTTGTTTGTTTTTTTGTTTGGATACATTTCAATTTTATCCCAATTATTTTTGCGCCAATTCTTGTCGAATATTCATCAAAACATAATCGGGTTCAGATTCATCGCGTCGTATAAATCTCACCAATTTTGCATTTTGTGTTGCTAGTAGCATTCGTTTCAAATCTTCATTTTGTTCGAATTTGGCACGGACTGCCTCAATACGTTCCAATTGGTCACGCCCCCCTTCAAAATCAGGATCCGGCAAAACCGTTTTGGGTCTAAGTAAAACTTCCTTCCCCTTCACCTTAGTCTTTGCCTTACCCGTTGCCATGCCGGTTTTACTAGCAGCGGCTTTGGCTAGATCGACATCTGTTGCGATCGATAATGAGGTATTTTCGTTGGATTCCTTGGGAAGGGCAAATTGGAGCATAAAATCGGGATTCTGTTTTTTAAACTTGGCGCCTTGGTAGTAATGTTCAACCGAGGCCCATTTATGTCCATGAAGTGTAAAGGGTGATTCGATCCAGTCATCGTCCAATTTTCGACGCCATTCTTCGAAACGGGCGAGTTGCATAAATTTTGGTTTTTTATCCTTGGTAATTTTTTCACCCGACGCGGTACCCGGTTTTGCAACAATCGGTTGGGTAATACCGAATTGGAAAACAATTTCTTTATCGAATTCAGGGATTTTTGTTGAATCCATCTCTTTGTCGTGATCTTGTTCTCTCGGTTTTCCCTCATCCGCGTCAATTCCCATACGCGATTTCAAATCTCGGAAATCCTCTATCAAATAAAAGGGGCCCGAATTTCGCTCTAAACATTTATTGATAATGAGAGCCTTGATTGCATATGGTATTTCCGAATATTGCAAGATGCGTTTATCCTTATATGTAACTAAACGGTAATGATTACCACTAAATGTGGTCATAATATAATATTTAGGATTATATCCGGCTGTTTTTGTGGGTGCAATCCCACAATTCAAAATACCATCCAAATTACCTTCTAAATAGGATCGCTCAGATAAAATTATCATTTTCATTTGTAAGACATATTCCAATACGGAAATTGCCCAATCATCCGCCCAAAATTTGGAGGTTTGAATATATTCGCGGAATTTATCCAAGGTATCGATTCCGCTGAAATTGCCCACTCCTTCTTCAATCAAATCTTCGGTGGATTTTTTATCTAATAGAATTTTTTTGTATCTCTCTTTCAATTCTTCTTGCCGTTGCATTATTTCGGCCAATTCAGCGGGTTTATCTTGGGCATTTTTGGCGCGACGTTTCAGCGTTTTTTCCGTTGTATTCTTAATTGATTGCATTTCGGTATCATAATCGCGTATAGAATTTGTCAATTCTAAATAGAATTCATATTTATCTTTGAAAATCTTTTCTGTGGCTTCGGCAGCAACTAGAGAACGCAATTTGGCAACCGTGGTTTTTTGTCCGATTTGTTTAAAAGCATCACGAACAACGGCGAAAAGACAATCTCCATTACTTTCGACGGAATGGATATCATAAAACCCGTTTTTCATGAATTTTTGGATCCATAAATCGCGAACCGACGATTTGAATTCACTCTTAATTTTCTTGGCATCCTCTTCGGTTTCTTCAGTTAAGGTGACCGGGTGTTTAACTTCAGGGTCATAGTCAAAGATACCTTCTTTGAGAGATTCTCTTATTTTTTCTGTGGAAGGCGATATCTTGGAAAGGGGGGTCGTGACTTTGGTGACTTCGTCTGAATCATCTTCTCCATCCTCTCCATCTAGGTCTTCGTCCTTTTTATTTGATTCATGATTACTATGTGTATCAGGTCGATCTAATTTCCGCATAAATTCGTCTGCATCTGATCCAGATCTGTCTAAGAATGCTTCATCTACAAAACTATAAATGAGAGGTTCAGAAATCTTATCAATGTCTAAATCGTTATCGCCATCCAAGAACTCAATCAAACGACTTGATGGAACTTCCAATATACCGATTTGTGCGACTATTTTACGACTATTATTGACTAAATAAATCGGATAAAATACTAGATTGTATTGCGCAAATGTATGTTTTACTTTTCCGAAAACAATGAGAACCGATTTTTGCAATGCGGACAATTCATAAATGATGGATTCGTATCCGACATCTTCAGGAAAAATATCCTTTGATTCCTTGTAAAACACCTTGTTATTGATATTAGAATAAACCATTATTATAATATCCCGAGACATATTTGCATAGATTTTTGACGGATATCGGAATCGATTATGAAATCACCGACATGCCTGTTCTCAAATTTCTACCACGCACCTTTGTTTGAACAGATGGTCCTTGATCGCGAATATGAATCAAAGCCTCTCTATTTGTATTTGGATTAAAACGAGACATGAATGCAAGCTGTCCATTGGATGAATTTAGCGAACCATTTCCTATCGAATTTACACGACGTTTGGCAGCAATTTGTGAAGCATCTCGACCACCGCTTCCACCCATCCATTTTTTCTGGGCTTGGTATCTTGGTCCTTCTCCTGCGATTGTATTTTGTTTTTTACTTTGACTGAAAAACATTCGTTGTTGTCCTCCAAACATACCAAATGGGTTTTGTGATAGAGACCTGATATTCGGATTGATTGTATTGGTAGCAGGATTCGGGTCCAATGTTCTTTGATAATTTCGACGATCCATAGAAAACGAATTGGTTCCATCGGAAGTGCTACTTTTAACCGGCATAGCTCCACGTCCAGATAAAATACTTCGATTTAATCTTGATGGAAGAGGTTGTCCGATTAGATACGATTGAGTTGTTATTATATTGTTGTTACCAGCATTGTTGTCAGTATTAGTAGGCAAAGTAATTATAGTCACCGATTCCGAATTATTTGAAATACATAAATATTTACCATCTGTAAATACAAATTTTGGAGAATTCAATCCATAAATAACACGTGTAGTAACATTTGTAGTCAAATTGATTTGAATAACTGATCCGGAAAATGATATATCTCCATTATAAACAACATATAAATTATTATTACTGACGGCTATCGCAATTGGTTTAACTAATCCATACACTTCGTTCAATGTGAAATTTCGAACTTTTTCTTCCAATAGATCAATGAGAACAATAGTTCCAGAATTTTCTGTAGTATTTGACAATATATACATTATATTACCATTAATTGTTAATGATTGCACATTTGCCCATTTGGTCATACGTTCATAAGTTTGTACATTTATTTGATCGATTTGCTGGTTATTTAATGCATAAAGAGAATCATTATAATACACCAATGCTGTAATTGGATCATCGAAAATTATATGATCAATATTTTTATTTTCACCTGTTTGTAAGTTATATTGACTTATTTTTGTATTATTATTATTTGTTACATATAATATATTATTTGTATTATCAATTGCTAATATAGACGGTCTATTGAAAGGATCGCCATATGCGGGAGTTATAGAAGTTATTTTGGCTGTCTTCAAATCATATCGTCGAATGGCCGTTTCAGTATTTTGTCCTATATAAAGATAATTTCCATTAATAGCCAATGTTTCAGGATTACCAACAATATTAGATTGCAAAAGAATATTATCAAATGTTGGAACACCAAAATTAAATTTTGGAGCCCCTTGTACAAGTGTATCAATTTTTACGTCATTTGACAATTGCAAATTATTGATAGCTTGGGGTCCAGAAGAAACCCCTCCATTATTGAAATTTGTTGCACCGTTAAACATATTGGCGGCATCCGAGGTATTCAATACTTTTAATAAATTCCATCCGCCAATTGATTGATTAAATGATGTTGCATTTAGAAACATTTCTTTTAGGCTACTTATATTTTCAGTGTGCCAATTACCAATTGGTTGATTAAATGATATTGCTCCTGCAAACATTTTATCAAATGTTATATCTTTTTCACCTTCTTTAAACCAATCTGCAATACTGGGATTTCCTCCATTATTAAATGCACTTGCATTGAAAAACATAAATTGAGCGCGTTCCACATTTTGTACATACCAACTTCCTATATCTTGATTAAATGATGTTGCACCTTCAAACATATTGTTTGTATATACTACATTTGAAGTGCTTAAACCCCAAGAACCTATCGGTTGATTGAAATTTATAGCATTAATAAACATATTACTAATATTTAAAACATTACTCATATTCCATTTAATAATATTAGGACTATTAAAATTTGTTGCATTTGCAAACATACCATCTAAATTTTTAGTTTGAACTGGCAGAAGATATGGAACACTCGTTAAATTTATACAATTATTAAAAGCACTTGTAAAATCAACTATATGATTTATTTCTTGATCCCATTGTGTAACACTTGTCAAATATTGTGGATTACTCCAATCACCACCAGTAAGGCTTCCATTTTGACCATTTTCGCTTGAAACATTCACTGTAATATTATATGTTTGTGCTGTTTGATTCTTATATGAATATGTGTATTTACCGGTATATGTTAATATACTATAGTTGGTTATGTTTCCATCGCCCCAATCAATATCAGTTACATTAATATTTTTTAAAGGTATTGTAAATTTGCCTCCATCAGCAGCAGCATGAGCAGGTACATTTATAGTTAATTTTAACATTGGTTCCGATCTAAAATCTAAATAAGGTAAAGTAATTTTTTTAATTGCATTCGCATTACTTGAAATGTACAAGGATTGACCATCTATAAGTAATGCTCTTGGCGAATTCAATCCATAAATAACACGCTCGGTAGATAATATATTAATTTGTATAACCGATCCGGAATTTGCTATATTTCCATTATACGCGACATAAATATTATTATTATTAAAGGCTATCAATGTCGGATTAAATATTCCAAATATTTTACTTAAATCAACTTTCAATGGGATTAATTGAGAAGTAGGATTGACTACTGATAGATTGATTGTGTAAATTTCAAAATGTGGTGTATTATTTATTAATACAATCATTGTGTCGCCATTAATTGCAAATGATTGTACATTTGCGAAATCTGCCCATTTGGGGGTATTCACATTGGTATTATTTACATTTATTCGATTGATTTGATTATTATTGAGAACATAAAGAAAATTGTCATAATATGCCATTGCATTTGCATTACGAGTACCATCAATTGTTATAAATTCTGAAACAGCTTCTGAACGTATTTCATATTTACTTATTACATTATTACTATTATTTGCCACATATAATATACTATCTGCATTATTAATTGCTAATACTGCGGGACTATTAAATCTATGATTTGATATATCAGTTATAACATTTGTTGTCAAATCGTATCGTTTAATTGTTGATCCGGCATTTTGTCCTATATAAAGATAATTTCCATTCATAACCAACGTTTCAGATGTATCAATATTCGTTTGCATATCAGTATTCACAAATGTAGGGTAACCAAAATTAAAATTTGTGGCGCCCTGTACGATTGTATCGATTTTTATATTATCTGGCAATTGCAAATTATTAATAGAACCGATCCCATCATTAACATCTCCATTATTGAAAGATGTTGCACCACTAAACATATCGGTAGCATTCAATACTTGACGTAAATTCCAATTACCAATTGGTTGATTAAATGATGTCGCGCCGTAAAACATATTACTCGTATTTGTAACATTCGACAAATTCCAATTACCAATCGGTTGATTAAATAATGTTGCACCGTGAAACATAGCATTCGTATTAGTTATATTGCCTGTATTCCAATGAATAATATTCGGACTATCGAAAATGGTTGCTCCGTAAAACATACCATCTAAATTTTGTAATTGCCCTGACGATGGCAGACTATCTGGAACACTCGTTAAACTTGAACAACCTTTAAATGCTCCAGTAAAATCAACTATATGATTTTTTTCTTGATACCACTGTGTAACACTTGTCAAATATTGCGGATTAATCCAACCATTTGCCACGATATTCAAATCCTGTTTCAACGATCCGTTTGTGCTACCTTCTGTTCTTGATACATTCACTGTAATAGTGTATATTTGTTTATCTGCTGACGAGTATAAATGTGTATATTTATCGGTTTCCGGTGAATTATACTGGTTAGTGTTTCCATCGCCCCAATCAATATCAGTTACATTAATATTTTGCAAAGGTATTGTAAATTCGCCTCCACCGGTCGGAACATTTATAGTTAATATTAAAAAAGATTCCGACATATATTATTATCTATATATAATTTAATAATATATTTTTACTTAGACTACAAATCCATATATTTAAAAACCACACGCGAAGACAAACTCACATGTTCCTTCGCCTTCATTGTCACCATCTTCTTGACAAAGGCCATGATTTCACTATCCCATAAAGGATTCACCGTAATAATGACCAACGATTTACACATCGATACCAATATAAAAATATTCTCCGTCGTCTCTTCCACTTCATTGATTTTATTTTCTTGATCCATCATTTCCAATGATGTCTTCTGAAAATCCGAAATCATTTGCAAAACCTGGTCCGCCGCAATAAGACCCCGTTTCATTAAATGCACAATAAAAACCGCCGACGATTTTCGCAAATCATTAATCTTATTATATTTACAAAAGGCATCATAATCCCCATTTGGATCGACATAATGAATATTTTGCATAGAACTTTTATATTGTGTCAAAAAATCCGCTAAAATAGATTGGAACAGGTGATTGTACTTATCTAAATCAGATACCAATGTTTCACATAAATCCGCATATAATTCCGCCATCATTTTATTGGAACTAGCTATTGTAAATATGGTATTAATAATACGCGACTGGTCCTCACAATCATGTAAAACATTTTGTATTTTTTCCAAGATTGTGGGTTTTTGATTTTGATATGTTTTTGGGGAAATTTTATTCAGGAGAATTCGGATATCATTCACCTGTTTTTCGATTCCTTCTTTGGAAGTCTCCATTTTTGTGGCCTTGAATGCAATCTTATCATTTGATGTACTGTATCTTTCACCAGATACCTGTCCTCTAGATCTGTATCGATTGCCGCCACCGCTACCATTAGGTCCGAATGTTCGACGGCCTTGATGATTCGATGACGATGATGGTCCAAATTCGGGTTCTTTGCGAAAGGTCTTTTGATGTGGTCTCTCTGTGGATTCCTCGATCGCCGTCTCATCAGGTATAATAATATTTTGCTCAATGAACTGTAAAATATTTATTATATTTTGATCTAAAACACATTTAGATTCAATGGAAAATTTATGAAAATCCGCAGGCGTGTATATTGATGGTGACATAAAAATGCTTTTAGATCTATATGATATGCCAAGACATGTTTATATTATTTTTACTTAATCTACATCCGGGGATAAATACATTTATCCCCGGAAAGGATATAGGTCAAAGGGTGTTTTGTATCCATTTGGATACAAAAACACGGATAGACCTTAATCTCTATTCGTGCATAAATATATTTATGCACG